GAAAATTTGAAATAGCCGTGAGGTCGGGGTCGGCTGTTCCTGGTTGAACTCCGGGACCGCCATTCTCTATGGTCTTACTTTCATCTATATTCAGAGCGTTATATGAAATAAGACCATTCGCGTCCTCATAATGGTGCGGAGCATTACGGTGAGGATAAACTCGATATGTGGATACAATATCTCCGGATACGGTACCAACGATATTTTCTGAGATTATTTGATTTGGATCGCTTGTATCGGCAATGAAATTGCCCGTCACTCTTCGTAGAACTAATTGGCACATCTGAACATTCTTTTCTTTTAGAATACCGGTGGCTCCAGATGTTGCCCCCACAATTGTTTCACCTTCAAAATATGAGTGAGATGCCACATCAAATCTGTCGACAAGATTAAATCTATCAGCCAAAGAATTTTCGACAGAGGCTATTAAATCATCTCCCGTCAAAATATATTTTGGACGGGTCTGAATAACCGTACCGCCGTACTCAAGATTCATATAATCCTCAAACTGTGTTCCCGTCATCGGCCAACCCGAAAGACCATTCTTTAAATTGTCATTACAAAGGAAAAAGGTCCAATAGTATTCCGGAGTACCGTAAAGAGCATTCGACACAATATCTGGTCGGTCGCCGTCCTTAATGTCGTAATACTCATAGGTTGCAAGATCATCGAAGAAGGTCTCATCAATCTTAATGAAACGAAATAGATCAATGATAGTCGTATCAATACCATTCTGGTCAAAATCGTATGTCGTTTTCGGAAACTGTCTGAAGAAGGCCATATAATTACTTTGAGAGTTTTTGGATTTCCTGACGGGTCAGAGCCTTAATCTCTTGGAATTGAATTCCGATATCTACCTCAAGCGGACTCCCATCGTCGTGGAACATATTCGTTGAGGAATTGAATGTGGTTGTAAGACCTGTAAGATATGATGTATAGATTCCGGGTATAAATTTATTTTCATTCCCCTCTCCATTATAGAATTTAATATCCCATGCTGGAGGGTATTTTAGAACCACATCCGTACCGATAGGATACATTTTTTCTTGAAATAACCGTATAATTTCTCTGGCTGTATTGGAATCTTTTAAGGTTCTGCTTACTAATTTAAAATTAAATTGAAATGAACGTATATTCGAGTTCTGAAAGGTTGCATTAGTGTTCGGAGCAATTACCTGTTGAGCTGCAAAGTCAATTACATTTGCCACTTGTTCTTGTCTTAGTAACTGTCTTGCTGCAATTGAAGCGGCAGCTGCACCTTTTAAACTTTTAGCTTTCTCGGTCAAAGATGTTGCAGCGGTTGTTATTCCTTTTGTTACAGCATCAAGACCATCATTACCTTGCGATGCAGCAATCATACCTTTTGCGGCGGAGTCTCCTAAAATTCCTAGATCAATCGTTGAATACGTCATTGAATCGGAAAAACTAAGACCCTGAGGAATTGGAAAAAAGATACGTCTAGTTTCAACATCATTGCAACTAAATTTAATAAAGGGCCAAGACTTGGCATCATCTCGTAATTCTTGAGGAAAAGCTAGTGTATTTTCTTGAGCCATAAATAGGTAATCTATTTATATGACATACAAGGGCACCTTCACTCCTAAGAATCCATCCAAATACCGCGGCAATGTTTCAAACATTGTCTATCGTTCTCTATGGGAGCGACAGCTTTTTAGATGGCTCGATGAACAATCGTTCATTGCATCATGGTCCTCCGAAGAGGTTGTGGTACCCTACCGTTGCAAGACGGACGGTAGAATCCACCGCTATTTTGTCGATGTAAAGTTTGAATTTGTCGATGGGCGTATAATGCTGATCGAGGTAAAACCCAAGAAAGAGGTAAGTCCACCCAAGAATCCGGGTAAGAAGACCAAGAGATACATTACAGAGGTCATGACCTACGCCAAAAACATCTCGAAATGGGAGGCTGCAACCGAGTATGCCAGTGATCGTGGGTGGATCTTTGAGATTTGGGACGAGGACATGCTCCGTAAGTTGGGCATTAAGATACTCTAAACACATATAAATAGAACTAATGCCTGTCTCGCTCTTCACCACCTTTGAAAAAGAATTCAATTCCACGGGATTTGAAAAGCGTTCGGCTGAAGCAAAGAATTGGTTCATTGAAAGAGTCAGAGAGCTAAACGGAAAGATTAACCGTAGAGCCCTTCTAAAGGATGATAAGCTGCAACAACGTTCCAAAGCAATTTGGGGCAATATGTATATGTTTGCGTATGATCCCAAGTTCAAAGAGGAACTGCCATACTACGACAGATTTCCTTTGGTATTGGTAATTGGTCCGGCTCCAGGTGGTTTCCTTGGGCTCAACCTCCATTACCTGCATCCTAAGATTCGTGCCAAGTTCCTCGATAAACTACTTGGAACCATTACCGACGATAAACTCACGGAAAACACTCGGCTCAAAATTCGTTATAGTCTGCTTGCAAGTGCCAAGAGACTCCGCGAATTCTCTCCGTGTCTGAAGCATTACCTTACGGGCCATATGAAAACCCGCCCATCTCAAGTATTTGCTCCCGACTGGGAAACAGCAATCTTCCTACCAACCGAACACTTTAAGGGTGCCACAAAGACGCAAATCTGGCTGGATTCCCGCAAACAGTACTCCGCTCGATAATTTATGTCATCAATCGAAGACCTAAAAGCACAGTTAATTAAAAGAAGCGGTCCTGCCCACCAGAATCGGTTTAAACTTGTTGCCACACTTCCACCAGCAGTTCAATCGATTAGCAATAGTCAGGATCTAAGCATCCTCTGTGAGAACTGCATTTTACCAGGAAGACAGATTAATACCTTCGACTATCAATTACTACGCCAGTCCATTAAGGTGCCGAATGGTTACATCAACGAGGATGTATCGTTCACCTTCTTGCTTACAAACGACTACTATGTGAAAAAGATATTCGACCTCTGGTCATCAAGTACCATTAATTTTTCAAATTACCGAGCCAAGTATCTTGAAAACTATGCCGGTACCTTTGAAATATGGCAGTTGGATAAAGATGACAAACAGATTTACGGCGTACGTTTGACCAATGCATTTCCAATTTCTTTAACTGCAATTACTCTGGACAATAATGCAGAGAATACGCTTCAGAAATTTACTGTAACAGTAGCATACGAGGACTTTGCTACAATCTAATTAGTCCTCATTGAGTGAACCACTCTACAAAATCATAATACTATGGCACTACCAATCCTTGAAACACCGAAATATGAAACAAAACTTCCTTCCAGTGGAAAGAAGTTAATCTATCGTCCGTATCTTGTAAAGGAAGAAAAGATCCTGATGATGGCTATTGAGTCTGAGGACCAAAAGCAAATTATGCAGGCAATGAAGGACACTATTTCTTCCTGTACCTTTGGCAAAATTGATCCTGATACACTACCGATTTTTGACCTAGAATATATCTTCTTGAAGCTACGCTCGAAGTCTGTTGGTGAAATTGCAAAGATTGGCATCAAGTGCACCAGTTGCGAAAAATCAACGGTGAATGAAATCAACCTTGATGAAATTACAATTAACACTGAGAACGCTCCATCCAATAAGATTAAGTTAAGTGATAAGGTAGGAGTCATTATGCGTTGGCCCGATGTGAATTTTATTACGGGAATGACGGGTAAATCGAAGGTTGAACAAAAGGAAGCAGCATATGATGTGCTTGTCCATTGTATCGAATCAATTTTTGATGAAAAAAAGGTATACCCGACCTCCGAACAATCTAAAGAAGAAGTTAATACCTTCATTGAATCGCTGAATCAGGTCCAATTCCAAAAGATTCAGGCATTCATCGAAGCAATGCCTAAACTTGAACACGAAGTTTCTTTTACCTGCAAACACTGCCAACACGAAAACAAGGTAATGCTCAGAGGACTCCAGAATTTTTTCTAATAGCCCTCTCCCACGATACACTGGTTAACCACTATCAAACAAACTTTGCAATGATGCAACATCATAAATACAGTCTTACAGAACTTGATCATATGATGCCTTGGGAGAGGGAAATCTACGTTTCATTATTAGTTGAGCATATCAAGGAAGAAAACGAAAGAGCTAGAAAGAAATCTCAAAAATAACAACTCCCATGGCCGACAAAGATAGCACATTTAAGGATATTCTATATCAGCTTCAGATTGCCAATGAAGGCATGTTTGATAATATCTCGGTACTCAATAAGATTGAAAAACTTATTGATATTGGAAATATGCAGTCGATGGCTTTCCAAGCAGCCGCCCAGGAGAAATCAAAACCCCAAGAGGTCGAGGCGAGTGGCGTGGGTAATAAGGAGGTTGTTGCGGGATTAAGTTTTCTGTCGGATACGGCTCTCTCAAGTCTTAAGGCTTTAGAAAGAATAGACTTTGCTTCGGATATTACGATGCAAAGAATTGTGGAGATGACGGATGCCGCAAAGGCAAGCGGTCTTCAAGGATTAGAAAATGAAAGAGAGTTCAGAGGTA